AATAATGAAACAATCAAAAGGAGAATAATATGGGGCTAGATCAATACGCAGGAAGACATTGCTGGAGAAAACACGCAAGACTTCAAAAGTTTATGGCAACAATGTGGGAACAACAAAACCCAAATGTTAAACCAGATGGATCATTTAATCTTGGGTTTAATGCAGGTGATGTACCAGTTGAAATGACACAAGAGATTGTATCTAAATTAGAAGAAGCTATTAAAAATAATTATAAAGATTATGTAGCTTCAGATGGATTTTTCTGGGGACAACAGTTCCAAGAAGAAGCAGCTAAAGAATATCAAGAACAAGATCTAAATTTTTTAGCTGATTGTAAAGAAGCTCTCAGCAATAATCATACGTTATTGTATGAGTGTAGTTGGTAATAGGAGGACTATGACACCAAAAGAAAAAAAAGAACATTTGAAATGGATCAATAGTTTTGCAAATGCAAAGACTGTTACTAAATCAAATAAACCAAAGAAGAAAAAGGAGAAACATGAAACCAATAAGAAGTAATGAGCTTAACTATCTTGATCAACTTATAGTAGATAAGTTTAGAGATAGAAGACAAGACATGGAGTCTAACATTGAAGCTGATACACAAAAACAAACTGATAAAAATTATAAAGGGTTTGTTGTTAAACTTGGTATTAAAGCTGAAATGAAAGCTTTTAAAGAAGCAGAAGATAAATTAAGAAAATTTATTAAGAACAAAGAGTCTTATGAATTTACTTTATCACAAGCTAAATTAAGAGCTGCCGAAAAACTTAATGAAAAACTAAATAGTTGGTCAAGTGTAAGATCTTGGAAAGGCGAATATAATGACGCTAAGAAGTTTGAAATTAAAGAACATGATGATGTTGAACATGCTTTAAAGAAAGTATGTAAACAAGAAACAAGAAGATATGTTCAAAAACTTCCTAAATACAAAGTAAAACAAGATCTAGAACTACTTGAAGAACAAGCTAAAAACGTGTTATATTCTGGTAGAGATATAAAAGAAGTATGGAAACATTTGGGTATGACATTTAAAGCATCTGGTGTACCAGTAGCTGCACCTAAAGATTTCTTACAATTAGAAAGTAAATAATGAATATAGACGAGAACATACAGTATCTCGCATCAACTGATGAAGCCTTTGCTAAAACACAAGCAGAGGTTTCATATGGTGACGATATGCTTAAACATATAAAAGGTACTTTTGTATCTGCGTCCGAAGACTCAGTATCTAAAGCTACCGAAAAATTTTATGCTTCTGTTATTTATAAAAATCATATTAATAAAATGCACAAGTTAAATGTACAATTATTAAATATGAGAAATAAAAGACGAACAGCTGAAATGAATATAGAAGTATGGAGAACACTAGAAGCATCAAGGAGAAAAGGAAATGTATAACAAAGTAACAGGTTGGGCAGTTATTTGTACTATAGAAAGACCAAATGGAACTTGGTTTACAGAAACTATTGTAGATATGCCAGATAGTGTTAGTGAACCAATGGATCAATATCTAACTGAAAGAATGGAAGAAGAAACTAATGACTAAAGAATTATATACATATATAGGACAAGCAATCAAAGAATCTAGACGTACTACATTTAAACATAAGATTATTACACAATCTGAATTAGCAAAAGTTTGTGGAGTAACTTTTCAACAAATTCAAAAGTATGAAAAAGCTAGTAATAAAATACCTTTGGATAAGTTATTAACAATCTCAAAACACGTTAATAAAACATTACTAGATTTTTTACCTGCAGATAATGTAGAAGCAGAAAGAGTAAAACAAGCCAATATTCAATCAGATAACGTTGAACTAGAATCATAGTACCTCTATGGTTGGTGGGGGAAGCGAGAGTGGAACCCACCATATAATGTTGACACTTACCGAAATATCCATATATCTGGTATATATGTCAAATAAGGCACTAGGAACACAATTTCATAATCAAGTAATTCCGCAATTTGTGCAGCTGCGTAAAAAATTAAACATCTCACAACTTGAAATGGACGAGATACTTGGTGTAGCCAAAGGTCTTGTTTCAAAATGGGAGTGTGGTATAAGAAAACCAAGTGGTTGGTTATTCTGTTGTTGGGCAGAAGCACTAAACGCTGAAATAATAATAAAGCAAAAGGAAAAACATGGCAGTTAATCCAGACATAGAACCTCATCAAATAACAAACGATCCAGTTGTAAATGAAGTAGTTGATTTAATTATCAATAGACATTTACAAGGTATGGAAAAGTTTGGCAAAACAATGGCAGCGAATGAACGTCCAATAAATGAATGGGTAGATGAAACCATAGAGGAATTGCTAGATGCAATTCACTATTTAGTTAAAACTAAATCTATCTTTGATAAATTTAAAGCAGATAATAAAAGATTAAAAGCTGCTTTAGAATCATTTGAAAAGGAGTCATTTGTTGATGAAAAACCAAAAGAAGAAAGTTGAGTTAGACGTTACTCCATATCATGTTAGGCAACAGATATGGTATATGTCATTGTTAAGATTTTATAAAAATATAGAGTTTAATGAAAATATATATAACGAGTTTGCTACTAAGCTATTAGCTGGTAAGATCGACCAGAAGACTTTAAAGCAATTAGATAACTTACGAAGGAAGCATAATGAGAAGAAAAGAAAAGACTGGGAAGAAATTAAAAAGAAGAAAGCAACTCGTATGGGACTCAGTTTTAGAAACATATATAGACAAATCAAAAAAAGTTAATGGGTATTATATAAATAATGAAAGGATAGAAATATTATATGAAAGAAAATTTTGATCGTAAACAAGGTATTGGTGGTAGTGACGCTACCAGATTATACAATGGTGATTGGTACTACCTGTATCTAGAAAAAATTGGAGAGAAAAAATCAGATGATCTCTCCAGAGTTTTACCAGTACAGATGGGAGTATATACCGAAGACTTTAATATTCGCTGGTTCGAACAAGAAACAGGAATAAAAGTAGTAGGCGAACAAGTATTTATTAAATCAAAAGAATATCCATTTATGTATTGCAATATAGATGGAGTACTTCAAGAGAAGAAAGCATTATTAGAATGTAAACACACTAATGCTTTTACTAATGAAGTAAAGACAGCTGAGAAATACAAAGCACAAATACAACATTATCTTATGATATATGGTGCAGATAAAATGTATCTATCAATGTTCTTTGGTAATATGAAATGGGGACTCGTTGAAGTATTACCAGATAAGAAATTTCAAGAACAGTTATTAGCTGCAGAAGTATTGTTCTGGCATATGGTACAAACAAAATCACCACCACCAGATTTTGTAGATTTTAATAATTTTGATGAACAAATAAAGGAGCATAATAATGGACGACAAATCATACCCATACTCACCAGGAAGTCAGAAAGTTGATACATCAATAGAAGCTGCTGAACTTATTAAAGCTGGTGCAGATACAATACGTAGAAAAGTATTTGATGTTATTATTAACAAAGGATCTTTTGGAGCAACTGCAGATGAAGTTGCAGATCTGTTGGCGTTAAGCTCGTTTACAGTTAGACCAAGAGTAACAGAACTATATAAACAAAATAAAATAGAAAGAAAAGATAAACGTAAAAATGCTAGTCAAAGATTAGCTTATGTTTATGTAGTTAGTAAAGATCACGTTAATAATCAATATACACAGAAAGGAACGTAATATGAGAACAGGTAAAGAAGAACATTTTTGGATATGGGATCAAGTAAAAAATACTAATCCTAAATATACAAAAGCATTTACAAAGTTTGGTGGTAAAGAACTTACTACCATAGATCCAATGTACCAGATACAAGTTATGACTGGTATGTTTGGTCCAGTAGGAATAGGTTGGTCTTATCATGTAGAGTACACTTATACAGATAAAAATGTATTTGCAGAAGTTACTATAAGATACAGAAAAGAACCTAGGTTAGATTGGAATCAATATGGTCCAGTATCATCTGTACAAGCATTGTACAAAAAGAATGGTGGACTAGATGATGAAGCACCTAAGAAAGCAATGACTGACGCTATGACAAAAGGGTTTAGTCATCTTGGTATTAGTGCTGATGTCTTTCTTGGATTATTTGACAACAACAAATATGTTCAAGAAATGAAAGCTAAGTTCGAAGCACCAAGTAATATTAAAGTCATTAATACAAAGGAGTTAAATAATGATAAACAAAGTAATGTTAATAGGAAGACTGGGAGCAGATCCAGAGATAAAACAAACTAAGAAGGGTGAATCCTTTGCCAACTTGTCTATGGCTACTAATAAAAAGTACAAAGACAAAGAAGGTCAATGGGTAGAAAAAACTACATGGCACAAGATTGTTGTGTGGGATCCAAGACTTGCAGATAATATGCAAAAATATGCAAAGACTGGTACTCAACTATATGTTGAGGGTGAATTAGAAACTAGACAATTTAAAGATTCTAATGATCAAAACAGAATTGTGACTGAGGTTGTTATACCTCGATACACAGGAAGCATTAGATTAGTTGGAGATAAACCTGCGTCTAAGTCGGTATCTACAGACGATAGTGCAGGAGATTTCGACAATCAATTCTAATAGGTTAATGTAGCTCACCTAACACCAAGGGTATAACCAATGGTAAAAAGCAACTACAAGATTAATAGCGTTGCAAGACGTTGTTGGTTTA